TCGTTGATGAGGAGGTCGAGCTGCTCGTTGTACACGGCAAGCTCTGGGCTGTAGTCCGTCACGGACTTGACCTTGTTCCGAATCTCAGTCAGGTTCACAGCCTACCTCCAGATGCAGATGCGGGCGGCGCAGGAAGGGTATCCCACGCCGCCCGTCTTGTGTGCGCGACGGCTACGTCAGCAGCTCAGAACCGCTTGAAGACCCACACCTCGGCCTTGTTGGCGACCGGGGCAGCGAGGGAGACACCGCAAGCGGGGCCGACGTCTGCAGCACCGATCGCAACAGCCTGACCTGCGCCAGCTGCCTCGACGGTCAGAGCCACACCAGCAGCGCCGACAGCGTTGGCGACGTTGGCCGAAGCCACGTATCCCCCGACGCAGACGCTAACGACAGCAGGCGAAGTGACCGTGCCGGTGACAGTTGCGAGAGCCACACCGCAGACAAGGGGATTGCCCAAGCCGTTGGCGGTGGCCTGCTTCACAACGAGCACCTTGGAGGCGCCCGTCTGGGCAGTGTCGAACTCGACCCAGTCACCAGCGGTGACCGTGGTCTCCGCAAGAAACTGCTCGACCTGTGAGCGGTTGGAAGTAGAAGCGCCGACCGGAGTCGTGCCACCAGTCCCAGTGACCTGCGTCTTCTCGAGATACTGAACGAGAGTGGAAGTGGCCATTAGAAGGTCTCCCCGTTGAAGAGGACAGCACAGCTCGACAGGTTGTCAGCGATGAGCTGGCCCTTCCAGTAGATCTGGGCGGACCGTGCGGTCGTACCCGGGATGTACTCGAAGGGGCTCACGGCGAGGTCGCCGTCGCTGTGCATGACCAGCTTGATGCCGTCGAAGTTGATGAAGTACATCGTGTTCGCGAAGCCCGTGTCGGTACCGGTGGTAGCGAGCGGCATGAACACATCCTGGACGACCGCGGCGTTGCCGAAGGCGAGGGACATGTACCCGGCGTTCAACTGCTTCTCGTCGATGTAGCGCTCCTGGGTGAAGAGAGCGCGACGGTAGTTCGCGTACCCGGCCTCGGTCGCGAGGATGAGCTTGATCTCACCCATCGGCGCACGAGCCGAGGTCTCCGCCGCGATCTGCTGCATGCCGCGGATACCGTTGGTACCGAAGGCGCCGCAGTTGAACGAGCGGTTGAACAGACCGTTGCCGTCCGGCACGAGCGAACGGGCGAGCCCGCCGACCGTGTTCGTCTGGCCCGCAGCCGTGGGCGCACCCTGCTGGAGGAAGCCCGTGGTCGCACCGGAGACCTGGTCACCACAGAGGGTGCCGAGGCTGGTGAGCACCGCGCTGTTGCCGGCGACGAGCTGCTTGTTGATTTCGCGACGGAGGAGCCCCATCACGTTCCGCATGCGCGCTTCGACAATCTTGACGATTGCCTTCTCGCCTGCGTTCTCCAGCTCTTCCTTCTTCGTGATGACGATGGGCGCCACGAAGTCCGACCACTCGTAGATGGCCGGCTGCATGACGTCCTGCACCGCGAGGGAAACCGGCTCGTAGCCGGTCGCGAGCTGGGTGATGGTGGAGTGCTCAGAGACCGCGAGCGGACGCTGAATCTTGATACCGCCATCCTCGTACTCGATGCCGCCCAGGCGCTTCGCGAAGTCGAGGAAGGGGACGCGCTGGAAAAGCTCGTCGACCTCGCCGTCACGGATGCTGAACAGCGTCGAGGAGAGGAGTTCGTTGCTGATGGGCATTGGAACCTCTGACTTGACGTTAGTGGATGACCCTCACGGGTCGGGGGTGATGACGGTTCGGGTGGCCTTCCGGCTCCGCCCCCCTGTTTCCCTCAGCGCGTATCGCTCGTGCGGTGCGCTTCAGTCAGTCGGGTGAGATGCACTGAGGGTAGTATACGCAGGCGTTGGCCACCTGTCTACTTGGTGCCGTTCGCCTTGTGGTACTGGTACGCGTCCCACGCCGACTTGAACTTCGGCGGGGCGGCGTTGCGGACCGCGTTCCCGGTCGAGGTCTTCTTCAGCGTGTCGCGCTGGACCTGCTTCACGGCGTCAGACTGCTGACGGGTGAGCTGCCCCTTGACGATGAAGTACGCGTCTTCGAGCTTCAACTCCGGCCGCTCCATGAGGAGTTTGGCCACGGGCATCCGCACCTCGTCAGAGGTGAGGTCCGGGTGCTGGCTCTTGAACGAGTCGAGCGCGACCTGCCGCTGCTGCACCTCCAGGTCCTGCTGCAGCGGAGCCAGCATCTGCTGCATCATCTGCGCGGCCTGCTTGTTGATGCGCTCCTGCAAGCCCTCGTCCGACCAGGCGTCGTGCTGGAGCGGGGCGGCCGCCTGCTCCTTGACCTTCTGGGCGAACTCCGACTTGGTCATGAGTTCCCGGTCGCGAGCGAGGGCCGCCCGCTCCTGCTCCAACTGCGCCTTCATGCCGGCGAGTTCCTGCGTCTTCTGGGTGTACGAAGCGCGCAGGTTGCCGACGAGCTTCCGTCCGTTCTCGGGCAGATGCTCCAGGATCTTCTTGTAGTCGGGCAGCCCCTTGTGCCCGCCCTTCAGTTCCGGGTGCTCGTCGAGGGACGAGTCCAGCAGGTCGTCGAGGCTGAGTTCCTCAACTTCGGGTTCAGGTGCGGACGTCTCGACCTGGGTCTCGACGGGGGCGGTATCAGCAGGTGCCGTGGTCGGCGTGGCTGCGGTGCTCATGCGGCTACATCCTCTCGGTGAACAGGGTGTCGGTCTTGTCTTCGGACATCATGTCCTCTTCCTCGGTCGGCTCCTCGGCCTCGCCCATCTCGGAGGCGCCAGCCTCCATGACGGCCTTCTTGAGGAAGCGCTTCAGGCCCGGCGACTTCGCTGCCATGCCCAGTCGACCCGCCAGCCCCTGCAGGCCGGAGTCGTCCGTGATGATGGTCAGGTCGATGCTCGCATCCTCGGGCAGGATCCCCTCGGCCACGGCGTCGCTGATGGCCTTCTGGAACATGGACAGCACGCGCATGAACGCGGGCGGCAGGGTGGTCTGCATCTCGCCACCGAACTTCGGGTACGCGTCGGTGACGCCGAAGAGCGGGAGGAGACGGTTGGTCGCGTCGACCAGGCCGTAGGGCCTTGCCGCTGAAGCGACCCTTGGGGGCAGACGAGGCGTAGACCTCGTCCTCCATGTCCTCGGTCTCGCCTTCGCGCATCATGGCCTCGGCGCGCATCTTCTCCAGGTTCATCTTCTCGTCGGGGGTCATGCGGACTCCTTGGCGTCGTGCTCGTACGCCTGCTTGAGCATTTCGTGGGCGGGGTAGGTCTCGGTCATGGCGAGGGTCTTATCGCCATCGAACTTCTTGAGGTTGTCGGTCCACTTCTTCGCCGCGGCCTCGGCAGCGGAGCGCTCGTCGCGGTTCTTGTCGAGCTGGCGCTGGTAGAACGATTCGCCGCCCAGGTCCTTCTCGTTGATGAAGCCGCGAGAGCGCATGATGCTCTCTTCCTCGCGCTTGTCCGTGACGCGCTGCCCGGCACTGGGCGAGAAGAAGCCAGACCCGCCGAGCCCCTTACGCCAGTCCGTTCCCCAGAGCGAGGCGGTCTTGGCCGGGAGGCTAATCATCCTGACTCCCTCGACCCCGCAGGACGGACAGGCCCGCGTCTCGTTGGCCTTGGCCAGTACTTCCCAGCGCCCGTGCTCTTCGCACCTGAAGTCGTAGAGCGGCATCATGCACCCCCGATGATGGTGGACGTGGTGGCCTCAGGCGTCGGGGCCACGGACGGCGCGGCGAGTGCGGCCTCCGGTGCGGCCTCGGGCGGGGGCTCGACCTCGTTGAAGGTAGGAGGCAGGTCGAACAGCCGGACGATCTCCTGCCGGAGCGGAGTGACGGGAACCCCCAACTGCGCCAGGGGGGCGAGGAGCTGCATGATCTGCTGCTTCTTGACCATGTCCGTGACCGGGGTCGTCCCGCCGTCGGTGGCGTAGAACGTCCAGTCCGCGTCGAGTCGCGCCTCGGACACGACCTTGGCCCCGTCCGGCGTGGCGATGACGACCTTGTCCTTGTCCTCGATGAGGGGCAGGAGCATCCGGGTGTAGAGCAGGGCCGCAGCCTCGATGACGGCGTCGCGGTCGCGGGCCATCTTGCCCAGCTCTGACGCCGTGTACTGCATCAAGGCAGAGACCTCGGTGGCCGTTGCCTTGCTCGCTTCGCCCCGGGTGAAGCCTGCCGTGAGGCTGCCCTTCTGCAAGTCCTGCTCGACGTAGTTCAGGTACGCGGCGTGGTTGCTGCTGATGGGCGGGACCTCGACCACACGGATGAGACCGTCGAGCGTGTCGCTGTCCGTGGGGATCATCGCACCGTCGATGCCCGACGTAATCTTGGAGAGCGCTTCCTCGTCGAAGGCGCCTTCCTTGTAGATGAACTGGCGGCTGTCGCGGCGCACCGCGTTCGCCCAGAACGTGCGGAGGATGTTCTTCTCGAAGCACTGGTCGTAGATGCGGGCCATCGCCGCGTACCCTTCCATCGGGCGGTCGGGGCGGCGGGCGAAGTAGAACGGCACGAGGTTGGACATCGGCCGGCCGTCGAAGGTCGTGACCGGGATGGCCGCCTTCTCCAGCAGCTCAGTGCCCGACTTGTAGTGCGACGACCAGAACGTCAGCTCCTTGTTGATGAAGTCGTACATCTCGACGACCTCAATGTAGAGGTACTCGTTCGGCAGGTCAGGGCTGTCCCCGTACGAGCGGTACGAGCGGTCGGTGTTGCGCTCGTAGTCGGTGAAGTAGTCCTTCTGCGGGGCGCCCGCGAACTTCTTGTTCCCGAACTTGTCGACCGCCTCGTCCACGCTCAGGTAGTACACGTGCCCGACGAAGCGGCAGTCCTCCCAGGCGGCGGCGTCCCGGTCGACGATGACCTGCCACGGAGGGATGGCGCGCATGGCAATCTTCCCGGTCAGGGTGTTGCTCTCGCGCGGAGCCAGCTTCAGGAACGAGTTGGTGTAGATGAGCGCCATCCGGGCGGCGTTCTCCATCTGCTGCCGGCAGGACTTCAGCCAGTTGTTGGCCAGCTCCCGCGTCAGGACCAGGTCGCCCTTCCCGCTGATGTCAGCCCGCAGTTCCACGCCGGGGTACTTCGTGAACAGGGATCCCATCATGGACTCGATGGCCGCGTAGCCGTCTGCAGTCTCGACGCGGATGGAGGTGTCCGCGGTCGAGTACGACATGTCCTCGTAGAACTTGGTCATGTACGTGTTGCGGTACTTCCGCATCAGCGGGCGCTGCTCATCCCAGAAGTCAGTGTGCTGCTGGAGAGCGGCGCGGATGAACTGGATGCGGTCTTTCTCGGTGCGGGCCATGCTGCTCCTTGTACCATACTACAGGTAGTTAGTACCGTCGATGTTCATGTTTCGCACCCTGACGACGCGCATCGGCGACGCGCCGGGAGGTAATCCACTCCGGCAGGAACGGCTTGTTCGGCACGTGGACGGTCGCCACGCACTGTAGCGCGAGGGCCAGGGCGATGACAGTGTCGCCGTGGTGGATGCCGTTGCGCGGGCAGAACGCCTCGCCGCGGTCGTTGATCTTGAAGGACCTCAGCTCACCGATGGTGAACGTGTCGAGCTGCGTCAGCCTGCCGCGGAGGATGGCGTCCTTCACGCCCTCCAGCATGCGGGGCTTGGTACTGGCGTTGGTCGTCCAGTCGTCGCCGTCGCCCGTCTTCCAGAGCGGGATGCCCATGTGCTTCAGCTCGGTGAGCAGCACACCACCCCAGGTTCCGTTGCTCTCGACGAGGACCTTGGCGTTGTTCCACTTCCGGCTGGCGTCGGCCACGACATCGGCCCACTCGGAGGGGGTCTGCGAGTTCGAGCGGCGGATGTCGACGACCTGCCACGTCGATGCGCTGATGACGACGATGGCGGAGTTGTCCCCGCCCGTGCCCGCACCCACGTCCACGCCGATGGCGTACTTGTCCCGCGGATCGACCTTCGCCAGTGCGCCGCCCTTGACCTCCATCTGCAAGGGCGTGAGGTTCGCGAGGATGTCCGCACCCATCCAGGCTCCGTCGACCTGCGCGTAGGCTTCCTCCACGGAGCGCGGGTACTCCCGGCGGAACTTGGTCTCGCCGAGCTTCCCCATCATGACCGCCATCCAGTACTGCTGGCCTGGGGTCAGGTCGCTGTAGGGGTCCAGCTCGAAGCCGTCAGGCGGCTCCTCGGTGTACGCCTTGTGCTTCGTCCACGGGAAGAACAGGAAGTTGTAGCCGACGAGTTCCGCCTCCCAGAGCTGGTACTCCCGGTGCAGCGGGTCGCCGTAGAAGTTCGCGGTCGACTCGATGACGAGCTGGTTCCCGTTGAGCGCGCTGATGGCCGTGGCCTTCAACTCGTCCGCGTTCTCGCTGAAGGCGAACTCCGAGATGTGCAGCCCGGTCGCGGTGAAGGATCGCAGTCCGCCGTCTCCCCCGGCGCTGGCCGCCATGAGCGTGGCGCCCGTGTCGGCGAGGGTCATGTCGGTCGTATTGTCAACTGACAACGGGCGCTTCAGGAAGGCGGGCATGGTGACGTAGAAGAACTTGTGCATCTTGAGCAGGTGCTTCGACGAGGCGAGCTTGTGGCTCAGGACGACGTAGGTCTCCGGGTCGGGTGCGGTGTACCAGCGCCAGAAGAAGTACGCGGCCACGGCGGTGGACGAGCCAATCTGCCGGGCCTTGCAGATGAGGACGTCGTCGCCGGCCTTGAGCGACTCGATGATTTCAACCTGCTCGTCGTTGAGCATGAGCTTCCGCTGCCGGCCGCGCTTGTCGATGATGCTCAGCCTGGAGCAGAACTCCAGCGGGTCGGAGACGATGCGCTCGATGTCAGCCCTGCTGAGCGACATGCCGCTTCTCCAGGCTGATGACTGCCGTGCGGACCAGCGCGTGCAGCAGTTCGAGGTTCGACCGACCGAGGATGACGCCGCAGGTCGCCGGGTCTCGGAGGTCGAGCCGGTCATGTTCATGCTGCCTGAACAGGAGGTCCGGCCCCCACGTCCGCCCCTGCAGGTCGAGCACGCCGGCCCCGAAGCGGAACCCGATGGCCGCCAGCCTGTCGCCCAGAGCGATGGCCTCGTCCTCGGTCACTCGGCCTTCTTGCGGAGCCAGTCCTTCACGTCGAGGATCTGACTGTCCTTCGTCTCGTCCTGCGGGGAGTTCTTGTTCAGCGTGACCACGATGCGCAGCAGTTCGCTCAACGCGGTCCGGCCCAAGGGTGTGGCCCCCTTCTCGCTGATGTCCGCCACCGCTACGCCGAGGAGTTCCCACGCCACGTCGTCCGCCGAGCGGTTGTGGATGGCCTCATGGACCTTGTCCCAGCGGGCGTTTTTCTCCGCAGCCCTGGACTGCATCATGGACAGGATGGCGTCTGGGCTGGCCGGCTTCTCGGTGTCGGCGTTTGCGAAGAGCGAGACGACTGGGTTGGGCTTGGCCATGAAGGGTGCCTCTCCTATCTGTAGTGTAGCACGAAACCCCGCCCTCCGCGAAGAGGACGGGGTCGACGTGTGCTATCCGTTCAGGGCTTGAACGGGCCAGGCGGCTTGCCCGTCGACAGACCCTTGCGGATGTAGCCGCGAACCTGCGTTCCGTTCGGCAGGTAGTACTTCGTGTAGACGTGGGTCCCCACCTCGGTGACCAGCTTGCCGATACGACGGGCATCCCCCGTAGTCGGCTTTCGCTTGTCCTCCGTGATGGATTCCCAGATGGCGGTCGCCGTGAAGCGGTCGTTGTTCGGGTTGTTGCAGTACCACGCGGTGGCCTGAAGCAGCGGGTCGTGCAGGCTGTAGCGGTCGGCGTCCGCAGCGCGCTCCGCCTCGTCGTTGCGGTCGAGCCAGTACTCCTCACCCTGCACGAGCGCGATGCACGCTTCGGCCCA